ATGGGGATGTTCTGCGCGAGTCCCATTGCTGTTAGTCCGTCAAAGTCTGAGGGGAGCCGTCCGTAGGTTGCCAAGAATTGGGCAACCCCCCTTGTTATTTTCCCGCCTGCTCAACCGCCTTACCCATACGCGCAAAGACTGCGAACAAGATCTCGTCCGACGCGTTAGCAGCTACTTCGGGCGAGCGTGCTACTTTTCGTAAGGCTGCTGCGACATCCGCGACTTGCGGTTGCCCGTCTTGCTTCCCGCTCAATGCGGCGAGCGCCTCGTTCCATTGAACCACCAACGCGCCGGACGGGATTTCTACGCGGAAGAGAAGCGGGTCGGTATCTGGGGTAAGGTCGATCATGTCAGGAAGTATAAGAGGCGGCGAGCAAATTGCTACCGTCTGGGATGGCGCGGAAGGTCAAACCCATACGCTGCTCAACGTTGCCGAACTGCGAGTGCGCGATTGCGTCACCCATCAGATAGCAACGCCCAAAGGTGTAGCCCGTCTTGCCAGCCGTTGCTGGGTCAATTTGAACTCCAAACGTCCCGCTATCGCCAACCAAGAGGCGGCCAACGGTCGAGGTGTACGCCGCACCGCGCTGGCGCACCTGAAGGCTTGTCAAGACCGACGCATCCCACTTGACCAGCGTGACAGTAATCGTCGCGCTCGTGTTTTGTACCACCATTTCCTCAGGAGTCGCACCCGAGGCGACGGTTTTGATTTCATGGATGTTGTCCGAGTAGGAGACTTGCGGGAGGCTGTCGTTGTCAGTCTGCCCCAACTCAACATAGCCAGAGCCGACATTGACGAAGATTGACGTTGGGCCAGCGACGAAAATTGCGGTTGCCATTACTTGAGTTTTCCTTTGAGGATCTTTGCTAGACCGATTCTAATGGTTTTGCCTATGGCACTAAATTCCACGGCGGTCGGGACAAGGAACGGACGAGCGGGAACGTCTACACCACTCCACGCCATGACGTAATCCTTGCCTTGGGACAGGTTCTCGGTGTTTGGGTTCGCCCCGGTCGCATGGTTCTTCTTGCCCTTGCGCGTCAGCGGGATGAAGTTCGGGCCGTCAGTTGAGAAGCCCTTCTCATGGTAGATGCCGTAGATAGCGCCTGACATCGTCACGGATAGGCGTGACGGGCCGACCTGCTCGGCTTTCGCACCAATCGACCGCAGTAGGTTCCCGGTATCCCGTAGGGGCTGACCACCGTTCCGGTAGGACTGCCCACTCATCTTGTACTCGGTCACCATGACGTTCTTCACAACAACCGAGCCGTCCTTCTTCTTGCGGCTGACCGCCTTGAGGACTTGGCGGGTTGCGCTGGCTGTCTCGCCTTCCCGGGGCTTCTTGGTTGTCCAGAACTCGCCCGACATGGGCTTGAGCGCCGCGAGGGCTACCGTCTCCCCGTTCGGGCCGCGTCCTTCGCTCTTTGCAATGTGCTGCTTCGCGTAAGACGCAATAGCCGCCGCAATCCCGTTACGGATTGCATCGTTGGCGAGCGCCTTGCTGATTCTCTTGCGCCACGGCTCCACGTCAGTTCCCCGGCATCGTGTTCGGGAGGCGAGGACGGAAGAAGGCGCTAGTGCTTACGCCGTTGTACCAAGCGTTGGTCATCGTTGGCGTAGCTTGCACTTCGGGTAACCCGGCACTAGCCGCCTTGGCGACCGTGCCAAATATCATCTTCCCGTCCCGGAGTGCTTCCAGCATCGAGTACGCCTGCTTGAGACGCTGCTCCACGGCTGGGGTGATCTTCATGGCGCGGCGCTGAAAGAGCGCCTCGACTGCCAAGTCAACAACGAGCGTCATCAGCAGGGGGTCGTGAGCCGCTGAGAGCGTCGTTAAATCCAAATCGGTGTAGATGTTGCCTACCCGCGTGTACGCCTGCACGATCCCCGTAGCGCGTTCCAGCGCGTGCGTAGTCACCGGGTTGGAGCCGAGCATAGGACTGCCGAGGTCGCTGCACAGTTGTGCAATGATCTGAGCGTCGAGCGCGGCTTCCAAATCGGCGTAGGTGGCGTATGCGGTCATAGGTTCCGCCTAGAGAGGGGGGTGGGAACCGAAGTCCCCACCACCCTCATCCTGAGAGGCTGAATAATCAGGCTGTGACGTTGGCGCACAGGAACCCAGAGACTGGAGCAACCAGTTCCGAGGTGCTGTTGTCAATGACGCGACCTTCAATACGGCGATCCTTCGGATCGTCCCAGTTCTCAACCGTCATATCTTCGAATGCGAAGATCTGGCAGGTGCTGAACGAGGTCGAGCCTTCGACACCAATCAAGCCACCGGGGCGGCTCACAAAGATTGCCGAGTTGCCGTACACGAACGAACGAGTCGCCGAGGATGCGCCCTTGCGGGTCGTAATCTTGACCGAGTCGTCAACGACAACCGAAACGCCGAACAGATTCGGCGGGAGGCCGTAACGGCTGAAGATGTCGCTACCTTGCAAGAACGGCAGCGCAGCTGGGTAGTTCTTGACGTAGTTGCGAATTTCTTCCGCCTGTGAGATGGTGTTTGCAATGGTCGGACTGATGACCATGCAAATGTCTTCACTACGAACCGCGCCACCAGTAGCAAGCGAGATGCGTTGGAGCGCGTCTTGGATGCTTGCCTGAATGACGTTAGTGCTTGAATTCGTCCAAACGCCCTTCCAAGCACCAGCAGTAGCCTGATAGTTGCCTGCTGTGGTAAACGCCGTAACTGCTGCGGTGTTGGTCAGCGCGGTAGCCGTTCGCATGGAGCGAGCGGTCATAGCGAGCTGTGCCTTGCTGCGAGCGTGCTGGGCAACGATGTCCCACGCGGCTTGCTTAACCGTCTCGTTCGGAATGTAGAACGGGAAGGCAAAGCGTTGAGCCGTGAAGGTAACGAAGTCATGCTCGTTCATCTTGCCGACCGGGCGGTCGTTACCAAGAGGCCAAGCGAATTCGTTAACGTCGGTCACGCGGACGTTGTCGTCCGAATTAAGACGCAGGTAGTACCCCGTCTGCTGATTGCAGGCAACGATTTGAGCGTAACGGGTGATGGCAAACGAATTCACCGCACGGGTGAACTCAACTTGGAGAGCGCCAGTTGCGAGCGCGTTGGTGGAGGGGACGTAAGTGTTTAGACCGCCTCCGACTGTTACATAGGCCATTTGATGACCTCCTTTCGATGATTAATTACAGAGGCTTGACGGAGGGCAGGCGGTACGCCCAGAAGATGGTGTCCACGGCTGCGGCTTCGAGAGCCACGAACAGAGGGACGTTTCCGCTAGCAGCCGCACCAGCAGTAACCGCTACGCCCGCAGTCCCGGCGATCAAGCCAAGACCAGCGGTAATAGCGACCGATGCGCCGCACTTCAGTTGAACGCAGTTAGACGGCTGGAGACTGATTGGGTCGCCTGCTGCTGCGTGAACCGATGAGTCGAATCGACGGGTTGAGCCGTCAGCAACGCCGACAACGTAGTCAGCTGCTGCCGTGGAGGCAGAACCTGAGAACGCGGTCGTTGACATCTTGACGATGGCATAGGGGTTGATGTCAGCGGTAGCAATGAGATTTGGAGAGAATTGAAGCATTGTTGTTTCCTTTTAGCCCTTCATCCGGGCGTTGATTGCCTTGGCAAACTCTTCAGGCTTGCCAGCAAATTGCTTGACGAGTGAGCCAACGTCACCAATGTCCATGCCACGCGGCAGGGCTGCTCGGCTCATATCAATCTTGGTTCCGATTGGGTCGCGTGCGAACAAGTCGCGCCATGACTCAAGGAGAGCGACTGGGTTACGGGAGGCCTGCAACTGACCAACAAGCGCCTCGCGCTGTGAGTCTGGGATGCGGTAGCCCTCCTGCTCCATGATCTCCACTTCGCGCTCAAACTTCTCGCGCTTCAACTCGGCTTCAAGACGGGCGAACCGCGACTTGAGGCGAGCGTTTTCCGAACGAAGAGCGTAGGTCGAACGACGGCTGGCAATGACGGATTCTTCTTCCATCTCGTCCTCTTCGCCTGCCTCAACGTCATGGCTCTCGATGTCGATGTGGACTTGACCCTCTTCCTCGGCCATCTCGTCCTTCATCTCATCGTCGTCCTCAGCCATCTCGTCCTTATCGTCCGAGTCGTCTGCGAACTTCTTCTTCATCATGTCCGAGAGTTCGGAGATGGCGCACTTCATGGCCTCCAACTCCTCGCGCATATCGTCGCTGGATGCCATGCTGGCCTCCTCCTTGGTAGTCGTCGGGACAAAGGTATTGAGTCCGCCACCAGCCCCGACGAGGTCATGGTTGGACTTTGAACAAGTGATCTTCTCGCCCTTGCGGGTGAAATGGGTGTCTGGGAGAGGGCGGCGCGGGGTTTCACGCCCAAGCAACGCCACTTCGGATAGGTGGTTTGAGCCTGACCAAATCTCAGCCGACCGACGCGGGAAGGCGTTGGTGGCAATGAAGCGGTCGAAAATATCGCGGTTGACTTCCATGTCGCCCACAATGTACCCAATTCCATCGCGTTCTTCGTAGGAAATTGTGGGGAATCGACCGACCGCCGACTTCGGTTCCTTGCCGTCCTTCTCGTGCATGATGACGAGGCGAGGGAACGAACCGCGAGCCATGTGCTTGCGCGTACTAGCGACGATGTCCTTCAGGCGCTTGTTGTTGAAACGCTTGAGTTCCGGGTCAGCATCGCCGTCGTCGATGGCGGGGTCAAACGCCATGAACAGTTCGACGCGCTCAATCATGACCTTGTCGCCGTCTTCGGCGACTGTGTGAGATGTCTTTGCGTTCACGGTCTTCTCCTCTTTGCGGTCGAGTTCCTTGTCCTTGCGCTCTGCCCAAGCCTTGCCAGCATCCCCGCCCCACAGGAGCCACGCGATATACCCGGCGGAATCCTTGCCCCAGCCCTCGCCCTGCTTGTCAACCTCGTGCCGAGCAAAGTAGGACACCATGCGGCGCACGGTTTCAGGTGACAGGTTTGCCCGGTTCTTGATGTCACGCGCCCGCGCTACGCCGATCTCCGTGCCACCCCTGCCGTGCTTCTCGCGCAGCTCAAGGCCGCGGGCAGCATTCGATGCCATCTCGGTGGTTGGTTTGAGGTCTATTTCCATGCGGTTAGACAATCGCAGACAGGTTGGTAGCGATTTCAGACGACCCAAGATCATTAGGGTGAACACCCGCCGCACCCTCGTAAAGCCGATTGATGTTGTTTGTCATGATCGACAAACCATCAACGTAGAACGTGTTCGCGTCACCAGCAGCCAACTCGGCCGCCTGTACTGCGCTTCGGTAATTAGAAAGCTGATACGTTGCGCCAGTATTTGGAGAGTAAATCGGTGAAATTACATAAATAGCAGCGGAAGGCAATGCCGCACGGGCGTTGGTAATCCATCCCTGCACGGCAGTTTGAAATGTTGCTGGCACAGTTTGCGCTACGAAATTGTTGTAGCCAATCATGTAGGTCACAACATTGCAGCCCAACCCGGAAAGGGCAGAACCTTGACTAGCAACCGCCGTAGCGCCACCGTTTGCAATGTTGATTAATTGCTTGGTTTCAGCGATTGCTAGAAGGTATGGCCATGTCGTTGTGACCTTTGAAGCCGTTGCGCCTTGGGAAATACTGTCCCCGCACACCGCTATTTTGTTGGCTGGTCTTGAAGGGGCTGTCATGGTTGCGCCTGTGTTGACTTCAATCTTTCGCAACTCAAACCCAGTCCAGTACGGCCAGACGATTGTCACCGTCTTGGAGCCAGCGGAAAGGCTAAATTCAATCGTCACAATTCCGGTTTCGTTCCAGAGCTGCGCCCATTGATACGTTTTAACCTCTACGCCATCAACAAGAATCGCTCCGATACTGAATTGATTATTGATGTCCGCTGTGTACCTGACAAGGTCGTTGTGAAACATAGACACGCGCACAGAGGTAGCCGTTGTTGTGAACGACACACGGCTTCCCGGAGATGCGTTTTGAAAGTCATAACCGTCTGTGATTGGGCGAAGAAACCGAAGCGTGCTTGCCGACTGCTCCGCAATAGACGCGTAATCCGAGACGGTGAAGCTTGTCGAGTTCGGCAAGTATTGCGTCCATCCCGCTGCCGTCCCGCTTAAGCCGGGGCGACGGAATCGTCTTATGGCGTTGGAGAGTCGGTTCCGCATTAGATGCTATACCACGCCGCGCCCATGCTTCCTGCGCTTGCCTTGAATTGCACTTGAACCAACTGAGATCCAACCGCGTCAACAAGGGCTGAAGCCGTTTCGGTCGCTGTGGCCGTTACCGTCGATGGGCGGTAAAGAGAAGCGTCTGGGCTGAGTGCCACCTGCGTGATGTTTGAGAAGACATACGAGGGAACGCCGTTTACCGTCATAGCAGCCACGGTTCCCGTGCTGTAGGTCAGCGTCAAGTCTGCCAAGACGGTTGGGAACCATGCAGTAACTGGCGGGACGGTTGTGTTCGTTGCCGTGGCGGTTGCAGTAGTGGTAGCAAGGTACGGAGATGCGGTTGTTCCAAATTCAACCTGTCCACCCCATAGAACAACTCCCTTGGTGACATCTGAGGCATATGTAGGAAGACCAAAGTTACTACCACTTGTTGGTGTCGCGGTGTTACTTGGAGAAATCAAGAAATACTGTATTTGACGGCAGGTAACAGCCACGCGATACCACGAATTTCCAACGCTTGTAACCGTTGCCGATGGCGTAGTGGTGAACCACGTCCCGGTGTTGACAAGATCGGACTGCGTAATACTGCCCGTATTTAGATCAATGGTGACTGCGTAATAAGGCCCGCCCGCACCGTTGCCACAACAAATAGTTGCGTATTGCCGTCCAAGTCCACCCTTGACATAAACCGAATGCGTTCTAATAGTTGTAGACGCAACCGGATCTGTTAAATCACGACCAATGTAATGATATACAGTCGCTCCGGTTTCAAGAGCGTTATCTGCGGTTGTCGTTCCATCTGGCGCAACCGACGCATCGATAGATACGCCTGTTACCGCAAGGGATGATTTAATCCATGCAGCATTATCAAAAGTTTGGCTGTAGGTGATGAGGTTCGTATAGGTGACTGGAATCGGACATGGGTTCCAGCCAACCACGCGCATACCAACCCCAGTAGCGTTGTTCACGCTGCTCAATGGGGTGATTTTCAATAGGCTTGGGCATACGGCCGTTTCAAGGGTGTAAATGACCCCCGTTGTTGGCTTGGTATCCGTAGGTGCAATTGATCCGTAACTTGCCGACGCGGCTGCGGGGGCAAGGAATTGCGACGCTGGTTGTGCAGTCGATAGAAATGATTGTGGCATTTACAGTTCTCCTCTGCGCTTCATGTCGAGCGCGATTGCGACCGCTTGGTCTTGTGGCTTGCCTTCTTTGATGAGCTTGGCGATCTTCGCGCCGACGGCTGGGTCAGCGGCGGACATGATCT